GTATTCACCTTTATCATCTTTATCTATAATTATTTTCAAAAAGTTAGCAACATCTACTTTGTTACCTTTAATTTGTGTATTGTTATATGTCCAGTTAGGCATATTGTTCCTCCTTATATTCACATGACACGCAACATACTAATACTTCATCAACAATTTTAAAATCAGTTGGATTAGTATTACATACTATACATAAACTGCTTGTCATTATTCCTCCTCTATTTCTAATTGTGCTTTCCATTCTTCGTGTGATATACCTGTTAAAGCTAGTTTTAAACTAGAAAATAAATGCATTAATTCATCAAAATATTGGTCAGTTACTGTTTGTTTTTTCTTACCTTCACTCCAGAAAGTAATATCAAATGTATCTAACCAATTATGCACAACTGTTATTTGCATATCTTGATTATGATAATTTTTAAAAGCTAATGTAAGTCCACCTCTTTGATGTTCTTTACTGCTAGCATGTTCTGTAATAACGCATTGTGATAAGTCAAAATCTACTTCTTCTGCATAAGCTTTAATAGCATCTGCACTATCTGTGTACATTCTCATCGTTGTTTCCTTTCTTTGTTCAATCGATATTGAATTTTGTAATCTAACCAACAGTCATAACATTGTTTATGTCTAGAACATTGATTATATGGACAACTCATTATTCTTCCTCCTGCATAACTGCTTTTTTAATTTTGATAGCTATCTCATTCATTTCCATCATCATTAATTTCATTGCATCTGGTGCATTAGTTTCATCTAAAAACTTTGTAAATCCATCACGAATTTCATCTGTTGCTAATGCATGTGCAATAAATTCTAAACGAAAATCTTCGTCTAGTGATGATAGCTTTTCTACAATCATCATTTGAGTTCTACCTAAGTAATCAATTTTAGATAATATATCTTCTAATATTTTTTGTAATTTATTTGTTGTTTTAGGCATTATTCCTCCTCTTTAACTAGTACTTTATAAGCTTTATCTACTTGATATTCAACTGCTTCAACTAACATACGACACCAGCCACGAACATAATCGTTAAGATTTCTGTTCATACCAGCATTACGCAAATCATTTCTAGTCCAATTAATAATATTAATTAATTGTTCTTTAGATAGTTGTTGCATTTTATCATCAGTATCCATATATATTCCTTTCGCTACCTCTTTATAATAATTAGCCTTGATTTAAAAAAAAACACAAAGCACTGCACGCTGCGTGCATATTAGACAGCGTGCAAGTGCAATGCATTAATTATATATTATTTATGATATTGTAAATATATATAATCTGCATTGTGTTCTACGCCACATTCAGCGCAGTAGTTTGTTGTATTGATAGTTTGCAATATATACCTTTCCACTCTTCATACTTATGCACAAGGTATATAAGTTAATTAAAATGGACTTTCAAAGTCCTCTGCATTTAATTTCATATCAATACCTAGCTGTTTCAAATCATTTTCATAATTTGTTTCAGCTTTCTTTTCATGAAAGTCTATGATACCTTGACCTATCATTGCTTCTAAGTTACCAATTTGATTGGCATTTAGAAATGGTGTCAATGTATCAATAGCATTTCTTATCGCTACTATATCCATAGTTATTTCCTTTCTATTTAAAAAAAAGCTAGTCTATTAAAATAAACTAGCTTGATTTATATTATTTAAAGATTTGCGTGACACTTTCCATTCGTTTTCGCCACTCATAATGACTTTAACTCTACAGTCCATGTCGTGTATGTTTAGTGGATACCACTTATCGTTACTATTAGATAGTCGCCACCATGCATCATCTTTGAAAATGATTGGTAGCAAACATACTCTACATACCTTTTTATTTTTGAATTTATCTTTCATAGTATCTCCTTTCACATAATAAATTCTATAGTATCCACCATATTTCAGATGGATACTAAGAACTTACTAAAAAGTTTCAGCTGGTTCCAATGTTTCAGCATTTGCATTTTCTACTGCGGTATCCTCAGATATATCTTGAGATACTCCAGAACGATATGCAATTACTTCTGGACTTTGCGCATGAAGTTTGTACAACTCACTAATAGCATTTCTAATAGCGTCTGTATGCACTTTAACTTCTGGTGCTTGATTATCTAAGTTAAGAAACTTAGTAACAACTCCCCCTGCTTTTGGGGAATAGTAATTAACAGCAGTACATTGGCTGTATGTTGTTAATGTTTTACCTGTTATCGGACAAGTAACCGGCCCATATCTTAATGGTTTTGACATAATTAACCTCACTTTCTTTTTAATTTATAGTTTATATGTCATGCTATATATACAGTATATATAACAAACAGCACTTCGACTGTCATAGTCGGAAGAAGTGCTGTATGTTGCATACACAAGGAGAAATTAAGCCAACTCTCTGTAACTTAATTCAACATATTGAATATCAGCTATACAAAATTCGCATATGTTACTTAATCTTACAGCAACAGTTCCTTTACAAATCTCACACATAGTTAATCCTTTCTTTAAGTGCTTGCCGACTTTCATAGTCGGAAGGCAAGCAACTTAATGTTTAATTTATTGTACATACTAAAGTCTAGTATTTATATAAAGTGTTAAGGTAGTTTAAATGTCTACCATATGACTTTAAAAAATAGTATCTAGTAAGTATGTGTCCGACTTTCATAGTCGGAAGGACACATACTGTACTATATACATATAAAGTCTGTACTATCTATAAATATTTAGTATGTAGAGTATGTATGACTACCATATGTTAACTTGACCTTTCATTATATATAATGTAAGTCATAAAAAATATGCTGGTAAATCTTGTAAGACCCAATGTTTTCAGGCATGAGCGGGCATTAGGGGTGTTTGATTCTGACTAAACCTTTTTACTTGCCCTTGGGTACTGCCTTTGTCTTTCTAGTGTACAGATTCTCTGTGAGCAGCTTTTGATGTCCCGGTCACCGCTTTACCTGTAACAAATTACTACAGTTTAGTGTTTGTAATATTTGTTACTATAGCATATAATTCTGTCTATACAAACATCTAAGGAAAGTTAGACAATAATGGTCGATACCGTAAATAACGTAATCTGTATAGCAGAGGGTTGTAGAAAGAAATTAAAAGGTAGACAAGCTAAATTTTGTTCTGATAAGTGCAGAAAACGCCAATTCGCCAGAGATAAAAAACATAACAAGACAGTTGACAAAAAACCTATTAATATAGAACGTAAGTCTGACGAAGGCGACTACGCTTCTGTTAGACGAGGGCAGCATTACCGAGCTTTCGTAAGCGAAGGGATAGCTGAACAAGTTGCAACTGGCGATATGGCAGTAGTAGACGCAGCTTCCCTCCTTGGTTGCACAGCTGCTACTGTCAGTCGTATGCTTGCTGCTTACAAAATAGATGTTAAAAACACTGTAGCCGCAGAAGATTGGGAACTAAGCGAAGATGCGCAGGCTGCATTAGAAAATTTTTCGAACTTCCGACAACGATATTTTCGTACTGAACTGGGCAAAAAATATGATACTGCAGAATTTCACACTAACTGGATAAATAACATTATAGATTCTATAGAACACGGTAAAGAATTATTGATACTGTCACCCCCACGACATGGAAAGACAGAGTTATTAATACACTTTGCAGTATATCAAATATGCAAAAACCCTAACGTACGTATTATGTGGGTAGGTGGTAACGAAGATATAGCTAAGAATGCGTTATCTGCTGTACTTGACGTACTAGATACTAATGAAGAATTACAAGAAGATTTTTGTTTACCAGGTACTAGCTTTAAACCTGATAACAGGTCAGGTAAAAACTGGTCACAAAATCAATTTACTGTAGGTACAAGAACAGTTGCAGGTATTAAATCACCTACAATGGTTGCTGTAGGTAAAGGTGGTAAGATTCTATCACGTGACTGTGACATAATAATTGCAGACGACATTGAAGACCATCAAACTACACAACAACCTGGTGCTAGAGAAAGTACAAGACAATGGTGGACTACTACATTATCATCTCGTAAAGAGGAACATACAGCTGTTATTGTTATTGGCTCACGTCAGCACCCTGATGATTTGTATAATCACTTATTAGAATCAGATAACTTTACAAGCATAGTAGAAACCGCACATGCATTAGATTGTCAAATACCAGAACACTTAGAAGAAGAGCATACTGATTGTATGTTATGGCCAGGTAAAAGAACTTTTAAATGGTTAATGTCACGATTACATTCTGCTGAATCTACAGGTGGTAGGCAAACATTCGAAATGGTTTATTTTAATCAAGCATATGTAGAAGGTACGCAAATATTTACTATGAACATGATTGACCAATGTATGCGACCTGACTTAGTACTAGGACAGGTATATAAAAATTTATATCTTG